CCTATTATGCATCTAAAATAAATACCTTGAAATTATACAAAAAAAGGTATTTTCTCGCAGAAAATTACTATCAATTTGATCTTGGAAAACAAATTAGTAAATCATCATTTATAACATCGCCTTATTCTAACTTATTTGAAAAGATTTTATCAATAGGAGATTATCCCAGGAAACAATCACTAATCATTAAATTTTGTAGAAAATTTACAAGATCATTTTATCCACACAAATTGAATTTGGTTTATAATAAAGAAGAATCTAGATTTTGGTTGTATTGTATAGAAACTAATACAGAGCTAGTTCCTTCATTTATGTTAGAAATAGCCGAAGCCTTCTTTAAAGACAAAGACAATCTAAATTTAGTTATCGATAAAATAGCATCAACTCAGGGTAAAATTAGTGATGATCAAAGTGTAATTGTTGATGAGCACACTGGTAGAGTAATTAAACATATTAATTTTGTGGAAGAAGAAGAATATGACGAAGGATTTAAAATCAAAAGTAGAGACGTATTGGAAGAAGACCCATTTAAATTAGCCGGAACAGATTTAACAATTGATTCTCCTAAAACTATGAACCCTCTATCTCAATTGGTTTTTTCTATAATTAATGCGTTGGCAATAAATTCCCACGTTAATTTAACTTCACAATACCCTTCCATCATAAACATGACAACCAATTTTGTGCTGAACCCCAATGTAATTGAAAAAGAAGAACAATATAAACTACGTCAAGAGAATAGTTCAAAAAAATTACCACCTTATGAAATGCTTTTTAATTCGACCTTATTATATATTTCTGTTGGACTATTCATTATTCATGCCCAAACTTCAATTCCTCCAATAAAAACTAGTAAAACATTCCCAGGTTGTGTAGCTTCTTTAAATGGATATCCATTACTTCAAAATGGTGACAATTCTACATTAACCTATTTTGCTTGTATACTTTTCAACATAAAAACTGCCGAAAGTCCCTGGAAAGTTTTAAAGTCGCAGAAAATCGATTCCATTGTTGAAAAGTTAAGGTTTTTTATTAATAAATTTTTATTACCAAATACTGATGTGTTATCATTAATTGAACGGAAAATAGGATATATGAATAGTGTAGCACAACACGTTGAGGTGGTTGAAGAACAGAGCAAGCAGTGGACTAATTTTCGCCCTCCTTTGCGTGAAGTACATCTTAAAACCATTTCTCCCCTTAGCGAGAACTATACTGAGGGCATAATAGAAGATATTAAAAGGGGATCTTCCAAACAGGACGAAAAGATTGAGACAATTAAAACCAAAAGCATTCTTTTTTCAATGAGTATTATCCAATTGATTCAAAACATAGTTCGCAAAAAATCTTTATTGTTAATTGGAGCTGGACAACCTTATGTGGAAAATGCTTGTTGTAACGATGGTAATTTATCTGAGTCCTGTTTGGATTATTTTGAAGGAGAAAGTAAGGATATTGGAGTCATAAATCAACAAGTAAACCAACTTTCCAATTTTGTACGTTTGTTTTATGATTTTTCCAAAGCAGCAATGATGCTAAGTGTGGAAGATACTAAAAGAGTTTATCCCATCATTCCTCCAGCCTTAACAGAAGAAACAAAATTAAAGGTTTTAATAAATTATTGTAACTTTAATTCAAGATTACCTATTCCGATTCCTTTAGTTCCAGTATGTGAAAAAAAACCGAGCTATTTTGAAATATCAGATACAATTCAAACAATGGTTGAAAAATTTAAATTAAACACGTTTGAATTTTCAAATGTTCAATTTTCACAATTATTGAATATTATAGCTAGTAATAATTCAGTTAAAATCGACTTCAAAAATAATTCTCCATCCACATTTCAATTGGCTTCCCAATTTTACTCTCAATACAATGATAAATATAATTTTGTGTATAACTCGAAATTTATAAAAATAATGAATAAAACTCTTGATAGCGAAAAAGAAATTATAGATGAAAAAGAGATCAGAGAATTAAGAAATTATTTAGCAACCGACAATCAAAAAAGTAAGGAAGATATACTTTTGTTTTTAAGACAAAATTCCCAAGTTTCCAAATCTGATTTGAATAAAATAATTAATTTTATGAATAAAATGAATACTTGGAATAATGACTTGGTAGAAAATCTGAATACAGAAGGATTCGAAAATTATTTATCCTTTTTTAAAAATGTTATATTTTTTGGCACACATACTTTGCCTAAGCTTATCCTAACAAAAAATGTTCATACAATTAAATGTCCAAAATATTGGAAGTTATCGGCTAGGCATATTATGGATATCCACAATTTCGTGGAAGAAGATTACAATGTATATTATAAATTTTTTGATTATAATTCAGTTAATCAAATTTTTCTAAATATCTTGGAAATTAATTTTCTTTTTGAAAAAAGCACATCTTTTTTGCATACCTCTGATTCAAAAGTGACTAATCTTTTTGATAATCGCACTACATCTTTATTAATTCAATACCATATGTATTCAGTTTTACAAACATACATTTATTACTCAACCAATACAAAGATAAATTTGGATACGGATATATTGCCAATATCTTCCCAAAATGAAGATTTAGGGGAAATGTTTTATGGTGAGAAAAAAGAAATAAAAAAGGTAATTGCTGAATTTGTTACGACATATATGTTATCCAATGTAAAACATAGAAAAGAAATTGATAATACCAGCAATGAAATCAAAAATATGGTTTTCCGGTTGTCTCAAGCTGAAAAGAATACATTTACCACTAGACTGGAAGAAATGACGCAAGAAGAAAGAGATGCTGAAAATATATTGAAATTGAACAAGTTGGGAGTATGGAATAAGGGACTACTGAAAGGTCTGAAAGAATATGATCCAGAAAATTATGATCAGGAAAGGGAATTAATGTATAAAATATCACAAATAGAAAGGAGAAATGGGAATGCAGAAAATTTAGATGAAATTATAGAAGAGGAAATGAATGAAAGGGAAATTCAAGATAGAATAGATGAAGAAGAAGGAAGTATAAGAAATATTGCATCATCCTATTGGGACGGAGATGTTTATGGTGAAGATGACGATAGAGAGAATGAGTATGATGATTATTAATAAATAATAAAATAAAATACGAAATGATTTTCCTATATTATAATATAAAATAGCAAAATGAATAAATTATTTATTAGAAAAAAAATGACTTTATTTGCAATAATATTATTTGTAGTATTGTTTTTCGGAACTACTATTTGTAAGCCCTCATTTTTATATATGAAGGATGGAAGTTTAAGAAAGTTTGGTGTGGGATATAAACAAAAAACGATCTTACCCTTATGGCTATTTGCCATTTTGTTAGGTATTTTATGTTATTTAGCTATTGTATTTTATGTCTCAAGTTCTAAAATAAAATTTGACTTTTAACCTGATATTACCATAGGTGTTGAATTATTAAGAGTTTTTTGCTCTTCCAGTTTTTTCTCATCTTCCAAATATTTATCATGATCCGCTTTGATTTGATCTAAAGATTTTTTACATGGTTTAGTAGATAGGTTATAAGAAATGAGTGACGTAACTAATATAGCTGTGTAGATATACCACACTGATTCTCCTATGTTATCTTTAAGAACAACTAAATTATAAAGTTGGTTTTGAATATCGGGGAGGTCAGGAATATTGCCTTTGTTCCTCATCAATGGAACTAACATATTCCAAATTTCTAAATAATTATAAGGAGTCATCTTATTTATTATTATTGATTTATTGCCACATAATTTTAGCAAAGCGTCTGCTGCCTTTTTCATATTCGTTTTATCTTCTGCTGTCATGTTGGTTTTATCAATTGCTTCTTCTGCATCGACATCAATTAATATGGAAGTTAATATTTTATTAGCTTTGGATGCGATTGCAAAGTAGCCTACTACATCAGAAAATGCAGATTTAAAATAAGGATACATCATTAACACAATACACATAATCCCAAAAATAAATACCCACGGGAAAAATGTAAGGTATGCTGCAGTTCCAACATTTTGCCCTGCGTCCCCACCACATTTATTAATTAAATAAATGCTGTTGATAGCAAATTGAGAAACGATTATTGCCATAATATAAATTCCGAATCGAGTATAATTTTTTTTAATCGTTTCACCAAGGGCTTGGTTTTTCAATGCCTCTAATGTAAAATTTATTTTTCCAATAGCCGGAATGGCATAATATACATAAGTGAGTACTATAAATATAATTAATGACAAATAGGTAATATCCATTATAGTAAATGTGTATAAAATATTTTATTTTTATAAATGTATTGATTAATGAGAATTGAAAATGAGGCCCCTTGTCTTATTGATAATGGCGTTAAATCGTATTTACGGGCGTCATTAAAAAAATGTCATGTTTATAAAGAAAATTATTTTAATATAGTTATTAATATTGGTATTTTTTTTGCGTTTGTGTTAATATTAGGGATATTATTAATTTATAGGTACAAAGGAAAAATGACACCAGAGAACAAATTGGAAAAAGACAAAGCGATGGAACAATATATTATGACTAAAATTAAAAACTACCAACAAGACAAACTATATGCCCAGCAAAAGTTAATAACAGGATTACCCCACTGGGAAACAGAATACGATATTATTACTAAAAAAAATTACCCATAATATATAATGAACAAGGAATTTAATGATTCGATTTTAGAAATAGTAGATTTGTTTTATAAATTAAAAAATCAATATCAAGAGTCATTCAAAAATCAATATATTACGCCTATAATACAAACTCCAGGTAGTAAATTAGAAAAACGCAAAAAATACATAAAATTACCCCCTCCAAAATGTGTAAATTGTAAACGAAATGTGGGGACACTATTTAGAATATTACCTACCACAGATTTAACGGGAAAAGATTATTATGTCAAATGTGGAGATGAAAAAGACCCTTGCCCATTGTCCATTCGATTCACTTTACCTAATGCGACTAATTTAGACATGGATATCAATTCTTCAAAAGAAAATTCATTAGTGGAAATATTAAAGGGTGAAAAAGAGCAAATTATAAAACTTAAAAATAATGGAATGTTTGGATTTATTACCAAAGAGCAATTGACCAAACAATTTAATGAAATTAATAAAAATTTATTAGAAAGTGGAAGTGTATATGAAACGTATATAGATATGTTTATTGAAAAAACAATGTCATCTGAAAAAGAAACCGAATTAAATAAACTGAAGGAAGAATTAGAAATTAATAAACAAATTTTTAAAGAGTATACAAATGAATTTAAGAAAGATGAAAATTTAAATCAATTACATAATTCTATGGAATACTATGTATCTGCAATTCTTCCTTTGGTACAAAAAATTGGTAAACTAACATATTCAAGTAGATATATGGAAGATGAAAACGGAGTTTATTATTTAAAATTAGTACCCTATTCAATTGAAGATATGGAAGTATATTATGGAAATGCTAAAATTATAGAAAAAAAGATTGGGATGCCTAACCAAATAAAGACAATTAAGAAAAAAACGTCTTATAAAAAAAAGAGTAAAAAAACTAAAAAACAATTACTTCTTATTGAGGAAGAACCAGTAGAGGTTGAAAAAGAGAGCAATGGTAGTGAGGAAGAAAAAGAAACACAAATTCCATTTATTGAAAAAAATGAAGATAGTGATAAAAAAGAAAATGAAGATCAACAGAATGAATCTAACAAAGAACAAGATTTAGGAAGTAAAGTAAATATTACTAATCCAGATAAAGAGATAGAAAGTGAAGGAAATAGTACAATTTATAAAAGTGATAAAAGTATTCCATTTAAAATAGATGATAGTGGAGATGAGGATGAAGAAATTGAGTTATCCGATGGTTTGCAAAAAGTGGATGTCGACATTGATTGGGGATCAGATGATTCTAATCCTGAAAATTAGATTTTGAAATGGTTAGATCTATACTTTTGATCTTTCCATGACAAGTTAAAAAGGGTTGATTTTCTAAATATTGAGAAGAGGAAAAATGGCACCCCACTCTATTGTTATTTTCGTTAGTAATAATAAAATGTTGATTAAAGTTTTGTTTCTTATAAAAATAACTATATTCTCCAATTAATGGAGGAATTGACTTGGACATTTTAGTTATTGGATCCATTTCAAAAGCTAAATCAAATTCTGAAAATTATATTTAATCAATTTTTTTTATAATAAATTTATAATAACTAAATATATATGCTTCGTAAATATATATCTATTCCAATATTTCTAGCTAGTCTATTTATAGGATTCTTACTTATGTACCTTAGTGGACCAGAAAAAAAGATTGTGTATATTTATCCTTCTCCAGAAAACTACAAAAAATATTTATATCGTGATAATGCCAACCAATGTTTTGAATATGTACCAGCTGAAGTAAAGTGTCCCCTAAATCCAATGGAAATTAAAACTATTCCCGCTCAGAAATAAAATATGTTCTAATTATATGTTTTTAGAAAAATTTGTAAGAAGCCCAACTGGTAAAATATTAATGTCGATTCTTTTAGGATTAGGATTAGCTACTCTTTTTAGACAAGTTTGTACTGGTAAAGATTGCTTGGTATATATGTCTCCTCCGTTTGAGGAATTTGAAGAGCATGTATATAAAATTAATAACAAGTGTTATAAGTTTGATAAAAATAATGTTTCATGTCGATCAAGCAGACAAAAGTTGGATATTTCCTAATTGCGTAAATTCGATATCTGGACTTTCTTAACACTTTATATGGCAGATAGTACAAATATTAATCAACTTCCTACCGAACCAGCTAGTGGAGGTTCCATAAATCCTTTACCTCAACACCAACCCAATAGCACGCAAATACCAACAGAGGCTATGGATAATAGTCAAGTTATGGCTTTGGATAATTCAACAATTCAACAAATTGTGAATGGAATTCAAAAAGCGACTTCAACAGGTAGTACTGCTCTTCCAAGTCGCGATATTCCATTTTCTGATGAATCCTATACAACAGATGCACAACAAAACATAAATTATGTTCCCGAAGAAAAAAAATACGATTTAGACATTAAAGAAAATGAGGACGAAGTAATACAACAATATAAAAATTATAAAAATAATGAACAATGGTATGAACAATACTATAATTTACTTCAAACTCCACTATTGATAGCAATTTTATTTTTTTTATTTCAAATTCCAGTTGTGAAAAAAACATTTGTAACCAATCTTCCATTTTTTGTTAAGGCGGATGGAAATCTTAATTTAAATGGAATGATTGTATATAGTTTATTATTTGCCTCAATATATTTTTCTTTTAGTAAGTTGCTATTATAAATTTTTTATTAATAAAATTAATTAGAAACAAGTTGATTATCCATTTAGTAATGAACTTATTTCAAAATTTACAAGTGGCAATAATGAATCGATTACAAACTGGAAATATTATAATTGATACTATTATCTCTTCCATTTTGTTTTCATTTGCAACATTAATTTACGCAGAATACGGAACCTATTTATATGAATTGATTTCCTATGAAAATCTACAAAAATTTATTGGTCCAACAAGATATACAATCCATTTTGAAGGAATGATGGTAAGCTCAACTTGTCAATACGACTACAAAGTTCATAATGCCCACTCGTTTAGTGATACGTTTTTAGCATTACTAGATTACATTAGAAATAATATAGAATCAATTGATAATTTAGTTTCCATTAAAGAAAATAATTTTATTGAAGAGGATAAAAAAGACATGTCTTTTATAATGAATCAAACCACACCTTTTTTATTATGTCACGAAAATAAAATATGGGGGAAAATTAATTTTACTGAAAAAGATATATCAGAAAAAGATAGAAATACTAATAAAAAAGAACTAATCAAGTTAGAAATTTATTCTTACAATAAAAATTGTACATTTTTAATTGAGTTCTGTAATGAAATAAAAAAAAAATATCTTAAACATGTTAAAAAAAGCCGTTTTGATAAGAAATATATTTATACGCTGATTTCTACAAATCACGATGATACATCTATCTATGATTGTTGGTACGAAGCAGAATTCCTATCCAATAGAACTTTTGAAAATCTACACTTTGATAAAAAAAGCGTTTTTCTTAATCAGTTAGAATTTTTTTGTAAAAACGAAGCTTGGTATAATCAAAGAGGAATTCCACATACACTTGGTATTGGTTTATGTGGCCCGCCCGGCACAGGGAAAACTAGTTTAATCAAAGCAATTGCCAATGATTTAAATCGTCATTTAATTGTTTTATCATTTAAAATTATTAAAACAAGAAAAGCGTTAATGGAATTTTATTATGAAAATAAATATAATCGCTTAAATGAGGATAAACTAGATTTTTATTCTAAAATTTTTGTATTTGAGGATTTGGATTGTTTAAGCGAGATTGTAGAGAAACGAGATATTGAAAAGCAAAAACATAAATCAGTTGTTGTAGATAGTTTAACATTTAATAATAAAGATGTAAAAATTGCTCCTTGTTATGAAGATGAAATAACATTGGATGATATTTTAAATGTTTTTGATGGAATTAGGGAATGCCCAGGTAGAATCATTATTATTAGTAGCAACCATTATGATAAGCTTGATCCCGCTTTAGTGAGGCCAGGGAGAATTGATATTAAACTGGAAATGGGATATACTAGTCATTTAACTATAAAAGCAATGTATAGTACATTTTATCAGGAAGAAATACCAGATAAAATATTGCAAAAAATACCAGAGAATAAATTTACTCCAGCAGAAATTACCAATTTTTATTTAAGCGGTAATCAAAATAGTTCTTCGAGTTTTCTTCAAAAATTAATTAACAAGTAATCTGCTATTGAAGTGTAACAATAATTATTTTATAAACGGATTTAAACAATAGAACACTATTAGTAAATACAATATTAAAGAAATTTAAAGTATTTTTAACATATCATCTAAATCTATTATATCACTATTTTCAGATGATTCATAATTTAAAATTTTATAAAAGTAATCATATCGTGAACAATTAAAAATCTTATCTAGATCATATTCTATTTTTAATATATTTTTTACCTGAGATTTAATAGGTTTAAAATGACCATATTCGAATAAATTATTTTTTAAAATCATATCTTTATCTTCATATTTTAATTGATATTTTTTGCTAATTAATTTTATTAAACTCTTTCCAATAAATTCGAGAAAATTTGAAGTCGGATGCTTGTAATCTCGAAAAAATGGATATTTTAAATGATTGTTTATAAAAAAGTCAAAAAACTTAATATCAGAATAATTATCAATTTCTTTTAATTTATTCAGACATTCATTAAAATGAATCATAAATAAATCATAATCTATTTTATCTTCTAAATAATTATTTATTTCATTTATTTGTATATCTGCTAAATCTTGAACACTATTGGATTTAAAATATTTTAATTTTTTGAAATTTTCGGGCAACCAATACCCTGAAAATCTAATAAAAGGTATAACTATTAAAAAACAATCTTTTTTCAAGATAGTTTTTAGATTTTCAATTGTAAAGTCATTGTAACTCTTAATTCTGTTAATAATTAGTATATCTGCATTTTCAAATTGTGATTTTAATTTATCAAAATTATCCAATTCTTCGTAGGATACATAGTATTTAATATTAAAAAATTCTTCTATATTACAATCTCTTTTCATAATATTTAAATATTTTTCTCCATGACAATTTGTAAATAATACTAAATTTTTTTTTTCTTTTATGAAGTCCATTTTATATTATCTTAATATATATTTTGTTTTTTTTGTGTTTTTCTTACCTGATTTTGATTTCTTCATTGTTTTCAATTTTTTATTACTTTGCCCAGGACGATAATTTAAAAACCATTCTTCATATTCTTTAGTTCCTGGTTTTAATTCTTTATTCATTTTAGACTTTTCTTCACGAATATCCATACGCGAAGGCTGTTTCCCCATACAAATTATGCTAAATCTACGTAACAATCCCTTTTGTTCTAATCGATTTTCCTATTGAACTTTAAATAACATGTCGGCCATACATAACAATCGCGTTTTGTCATAATAAGGTCGGTCTGCATATAAAAAAGCAAAATAAAATGTCAAAATAGTTCTTCGAGTTTTCTAGATAAATTAATTCAATTGAAACCACCAGTAGAACAATAATTTCCTACTTTATTACAATCAATATTATCACCTAGTTTCCAAGAAATGACTGAACTATGGACTTGGACTAACATAATAACACCAATTTGTTACATTATCACAACCAATATTATTACCTAGATTCCAAGAAATGGCTGAATTATTAGGTCCTTTATAAGTACTTGAAAAAACATCAGTACCGGATGAGTGATCCCAATTCCTAAACCATTTACACTTTAAATCGGGTCTAGTTATAAAAACCAAACTATTTGTGCAAATTGAAGTATTAGCAGCATTAGATATTCTACTACATTTAGTATGGAAAACACATTTATTTGAAGCGGTGGTATTATTATTTACAGATGGAACAGATTGTGTAGTTAAACTCACGCTTACATTTCCATTATTCAATTGCTTGACATCTACATTGCGATTCGGAAATTTTTCTTTCAAAAAATCTAAGAATTTTTTGACTTTATATGAATCCCTAAAGATATAAGTGCGAACACAAACGCGGGTTTGCTTTTCGGGTTTTGTGAAGCTAGTTGGCCATAAACGAGGATTGTTTACAATTGTGGATGGTCCTGGTTGTTTTTTGGCTCTGTTTGACATTATATATATAACATTTAAAATAATAATAAAATTATATAATTTTCATTATTTGTTATGTTTTTTCAATTTGTGTTTTTTTGTTTTTTTCTTGCTAGACTTTTTTTTCTTGTTTGTCTTCACTTTTTTATAATTTGCCCCAGGACGATAATTTAAAAACCATTCTTCATATTCTTTTGTTCCTGGTTTTAATTCTTTATGCATTTTAGATTTTTCTTCACGCATATCCATACGTGAAGGCTGTTTCCCCATACAAATTATGCTAAATCTACGTAACAATCCTTTTTGTTCTAATCGATTTTCCTCTTGAACTTTAAATAACATGTCGGCCATACATAACAATCTCTTTTTGTCATAATAGGGTCGGTCCGCATATAAAAAAGCAAAATAAAATGTCAAAATAGTATCAATTGTGGCTATTCTAACAGAATGACCGGATTCCATGATAACATTATAACTATGGCAAGCTACACTTTTATATATAAATGCAATTGTATCCCCATCTACCTTTACCTCATAATGAACAGGGATTATTTCCCCAACGGGATCATTTTTAAAAATTTCAACATTAAAGTTTTTTTTTCCCAATTCACTTTGAATTTTTTTGGCTACTTCCAATGGCTCATTACTTATTACATCAAAATCTGGAATTTCTTCAACTTTTTTTTTTATCTTGGAAGGTAAGTATTGCTTATAATTGGCGAGTGCATATCCACCAAAAAATACCACTTTTTCTTTAATGAGAATATTTTTCACTTTATTATAAATATTTTCGCTTACTTTTTTATCTTCGATATTTCTTTGAAAGTTTATTTTATCGCAATCTTTGGAAGAAATTGGATAATGGTAATTTATCAAAGCCAAACGTTTCATCACTTTTTCCCATCTATCTGTATCGCCACTAGGTCGACTTAATTCAAGATACATTCCCATTTTTAAAAAATTTGCATCTGTATACATAATTCCATCAATTTTCACTGCCGATTTACGTATTGTTATAAATAAAGATTTGGGAAGATAAGTAATATCAGCAACTGGCATAAAATTCACATATACTTTAAATGTATTATGATGTTGTGCAGCTTTTGCCTCTACTTCCTTAAAGCCTTTTTTATAAAATTCATCGGCCAATAATTTGGCATCTTGGACTGCATTTGAGGAAAAAAAATCATAGTCCGGAAGATCAACGTCTTTGTTATAAATTTTATCTTTATTAGGTAACAACGCATTAATCGCTATTCCGCCATAACAAACTAATTTCTTCTTTTTAATAAAATTAGCTACAATATTCAGGATTTTAGAAGTTTCAGAGGATTGAACTAACCGCTTTGACATTTTATTTTGCGCCTTATCAACTTGCATTCTTAAAATGGCAAGTTCACATTCTTCAAAAGTCATATTTTTATCACATATAGAACTCATCTACAATAAATCAATATTTAAATTTAAAAAAATTAATATATTTATATTTTAATGAAATTTGATATAGTGTACACCTATGTTGATAGTACGGATATAAGTTGGTTAAACCAAAAAGAATATTACAAAGGTGGGACTACAGATTATACTAATAATACTTCTAGAACGGATACATCATTAAATGAAATATTATACTCAATCCGGTCATTGGAGAAATATTTTCGTGGTGAGTATGGAAATATATATATTGTTTCAAATAATGGAAAATTGCCTAAATTTTTCAAGGAGTCAGGTAATATTATAATGATTAGGCAAGAAGAATTAATGGGAAGACTTAGTTTTAATTCTTGTGCTATAGAATCCACACTTCATCTAATACCTGGATTATCAGAATATTATTTGTACTTTAACGATGATTTTTTATTAAATAAGAAACTGCATAGTTCAGATTTTTTAAATTCATCAAATCAGTTAATTTGGTATTCTGAATCTAATCCAGTAATAAATTTTTTTAGTTATTTACCTTATTTTATAAATTTATTTCCAGTAGATGGTGGAGTTTGTGCTGCAAGAGAAAGATTATATTTAAAGCTAGGTATAGAAGGAAATCGACCGATATCTCATTCTCCTAGATTATTTAAAAAGAAATATATAGAAGATTTTATAAATACTTTCCCAAACGAAATCTACCAGCTTAGAAGGGAACGATTCAGGAATGAATTTACATTTCCTTTTGTTGATGCGTTTTGTTTTTGGGCGGAATCAAAAAATCAATTATATTTTTCTCCAGCTAAAAGAACACTAATTGTTTTGCAGAGTGATGAAAGTTGGTTAGTAGATTGGTATAATTATTATGAATTACTAGACAATAAAAACGCTTATTTTCTTTGTATTGAGGATGTAAGAACCAATAAAAAGAATAGTCAATACATAAAGGATGTATTAGATAAAAAATTTCCGATAAAGTGCAAATACGAAGTATAATTATATATATTTTTTCTGTAATTAATATACATGGTCAACGTAGTTATATTGTGTGGAGGGTCCGGTACAAGACTTTGGCCATTATCAACAGAACAAGTACCGAAACAATTTCTTGATTTGGTAAATGATAAACAAACACTATTTCAGAGTACATGTATTAGAGCTAATTTCCTTAACCCAGAGAAAATAATAATTATTTGTAATCAAAATCACAAACATATCGCCGACTTACAATTAAAAGATTCCGGTCTTCAAAATGTTGAATTTATTATTGAACCAATGGCTAAAAATACTTGTGCTTCCATTTGTGCAGCAAGTAATCTATTACCGGAGGAAAGTAATGTGTTAGTGTTGGCATCTGATCACATATGGGAAAATGATAAATTTGTAGAAATGGTAAATAAAGGAATGGAGTTAGTCAATTCAGGAATAGTAGTTTTTGGAATAAAACCTTCTTATGCTGAAACTGGATATGGATACATCAATTATGAAAACAATAAACTATTAAAATTTACAGAAAAACCTGATATAGAATTGGCGAAAAATTATTTAGAATCTGGGAAATATTTATGGAATTCAGGAAATTTATTGTTTTCCAACAAGCAAATGCGTTTTTTGTTGAACGACAAAGCAAATGACATTTATACTTCAATAAAAAATAGTTTAATGGAAATGGAAAACAAGAATCATTTCCTAAAAGAAGATATTTTTAAAGAAACAAGATCTGAATCAATAGATTATGCGGTTCTAGAAAAATTAGACTCAGGATATGTAGTAGAATATGAAGGTAAATGGAGTGATATAGGTTCCTTTGAATCCCTACATAAATTCCTATCCAAAAACCAAGATAATAATTTTGTTAGCCCTAATACATTTACGGAAAATACCCAAAATTGTTTAATTTTAGGAAAAAAAATAATTGCTACATTGGGATTAGAAAATATTGCTATTTTGGATACAGACGACGCGTTACTTGTTACTGCTATGGAAAGTAGCCAAGATGTGAAAAAGATAGTTGATAAAATGAATAGTTTAAACAAATTGGAAACTAAATTTCATAATAAAGTTTACCGCCCTTGGGGTTGGTATATGAACATAGATGGGAATGATTATAGTGGATCAAAAGTAAAAAGAATTTGTGTTTATCCAGGGAGCCGTCTATCTTTACAATCGCATAATCAAAGATCAGAACATTGGGTAATTACGAAAGGAAGTGCACGTGTTCAAATAGGAAATAGTTTTTTAGATTTATTACCAAATCAATCAGTATTTATACCAAAAGAAGTATTGCATAGAATTGAAAATACAGGAACTGAAGAGGTCGAATTTATAGAAACACAAATTGGGCAATATTTAGGTGAAGATGATATTGTTAGGCATGAAGATGATTATGGAAGAATTTAGTGATAAGATTAGGAGAGCCATATAAACAATAATGGTAATTGTATTGTTTATAATAATATTAAATTAAAATTTAAATTTAAAAGCTTAAAATTCTAAAAACTCATCAAGTTTTTAAAGTTATAAATGGGTGTAGATTTCAATGAAAGCAATAGTTGTTTTTGGTGAAAAATAGTGGGTGTGATACTCTTAGCTGTTATAACTAACTGACGATTTTATTTGGGTAAAGCAAATATAATATGGTGATTGTAGAAATATAGGTAAATGTCATTATTATAATAAGGGAATTTGGTGTTTATATATAAATGTTAATTTTAATAAGTGATTTACACCATTGAAACTTTAAAACGGAATATTTAAATTACCACTAGTAATTAATTAATTATATATATATATTATAACCTATGATTAATAATATTTGTCATTTTGTTTTTGGAATGAAAGAGCAGTCAGAAGAATTTTTGTTTGTTTATTATATTGCTGTTTATTCTGCTTATTTAATTAATAAGCCAGATACAATATATTTTTATTATCATTATAAACCATATGGTATATGGTATGAAAAATTAAAAAAAATTCCAAATATAAAATTAGTGAATATAGATATACCAACACATATTGGGGATAAAGAAATAATAAAGACTGCCCATAAAGCAGATTGGGTAAGAATGAATGTATTATATAATAAAGGGGGTATATATTTAGATATAGATACAATATGTATTAAACCATGGAACCATTTATTAAAAGAAAATGTAGTATTAGGAAAAGAATTACCAAATGGGATATGTAATGCTATAATGTTTGCAAAACAGAAATCTGATTTTTTTAAAATTTGGTTAGAAAAATATGAAAGATTTTTTGATCCAAATAAATGGAGAGAAGCATCTATAGCATTACCTGAAATAATATCAAAAGAATACCCTAATTTAGCAACTATAAAAGATACTGATGTATTTTTTTCACCAAATTATAGGGAAGTTCAACAAATATTTGTAGATAAGAAAGAAATTCCCATTAATCTTATATCTTTACATTTATGGGAAACACGTTCTATAAAATATATGGAAAACATCAATGATTGGTCTTGGGCATATAAAAACGCTCACACAATGTATGGAAAAATGTTATTAAATTTAATTGATAATTATATTTTGAGTGAAAGTAGCTATTATTTCGCACATAAAGCAATGTTTGAAAAAAATGAAGGGGAATTAATATGTAGTAGAGATACATTTTTGAAAAAATCACTAAAACATTCAAGTGAATTAGAAGAAAATTTGAAAAAAAAAATTGAAATTGGCAATAAAGTAAACATTGTGAGTGATTTTAATGAAACTTATAGTATTGTATCCAACAATCAAAATCATAAAATTATTCAATCAAGAGATTATGATAAAAATAATTGTGGTATAATTCATTTTGGAGACAATGATAAGTTAATTAGAACAGAAAAATATTTAAGCTCAAATAAAATATTACATATTATTCATAGAATAGATAAAACTAATTCAGGTGACATGGTTTCTAATTGTTCAGAATATTATTCATTTAAAGATTATAAAATTGTAAAACACGATATATATTCACCAGATTTTGGATCAATAAAGAAAAATGATCCAGTTATATTAAGTGGTGGAGGTTTGTTAAATTGTCTTGAAATTTGGAATAAAAATATTAATAAATTGTTAGAATTGTCTGAAAATGTTTTTGGTTGGGGTATCGGATTTAATAAACACCACAATACGAATGTTAATACTAAAATAGATTTTTCAAAGTTTAAATTATTAGGAATAAGAGATTATAATGAATCATATGAAAGTAATACAAGATATGTGCCATGTTCTTCTTGTAATTTAAAACAACTAAAACAAAATTATAAAATAAAAAGGCACATAGGTGTTATCGAACATCATCATAATAATATTTTATTGAAAGAAAAATATGATAAAATAAATAATGGTCGGAATATAGATGACATTATAAAGTTTATTGGGGAAAGTGATATAATTATCACAAATACCTATCATGCATTATATTTTACAGCTTTATTAAATAAAAAATGCATATTATATAATGGCTTTAGTGAAAAGTTTAACAAGACAAAGTTTCATTATATAAATTATAAAAATAATATGGTATTAAATAATAATAACAAGGAGTTAAATGAAACCGAAATATTAAACAAAGAATTATTACAAAATAGTATTGAAATTAATAATAATTTTTATTCAGATATATTAACAAAAATTAATTAAAATATTTTTTATACACTTTTTTCGTTTTTTGTTTATAACTTTTTGATTTTAATAGATATAATCAAAATTATTTTTATAATTATTTTTTTTAACTTTTTCAATTGATTTATTTACTAATTATTTTAATTCATTAAATTTTAACTTTATTAAACCACATTTCAATGGAATTCCTTTTTGATATAATTTCAATTGTAAATAAATAATTATTTTATCTATCTAGAATTGCTTGTTTATCTAAATTGGTTATTGTTGCTCTTGCATTTTGAAGAACGCTGTTAAATCAAGTGAAGTTACTGCTGATGTATTTTGCGCAGATGATGTTGGGAATAATCTTGACAACGCATTGGGACATATATAGTTTGGGGTTGAAAAAGGTCAGTTTTATACCCTAAGTGTCGCTCATTCAACAATTTAATATAAATTCGGAAAAGTAACCCAATGTTTTTCCTAATTAAAAAAGGAAATTGTATAATTATAATTATTTTTGGAAAAGAGAAAGAAATTGGGTTATTTCCGAAATTAAAAATATACATAATGAAGAAAAATAATTTTTATATATTATGTAAAATAAATTAAATATCAAATTTATAAAAATCTGATTGTATAACTCGAGTTGCATAACTATTATCTGGATTTTGTGGGGGAGGATCATCTATAGTAATTGGAATATAGCGTAAATTTTCTGGTTTTAATACAAATGCATACCCGTTTAAATCAAAAAAGATTTCATTCTCTTCCAAATTCGTATCAAAAAGTTGATACCGCATCCCTATCATCTGACACCCGGTTTCTCTTACAACTAATGAACTGGGATTAGGAGGAGATGATCCCTTATCGGGCATAGCTATAGTCATAGATCTTTTATTAAATTCAATTAATTCATTAACGTCTGGTGTAAATTGAACATCATAGTAATGAAGCGCCCTCATAAATATTGAATTACTTGTCATATTAACAAATTCATAAAACTCTTTACATTCCAGAAATGAATTATTGATTCTGTCTACAACAATTATAACTTTTCTCCGTAAATCTAACAAAGGAACTTGCCCTAAATTTTTGCCTTGAAACTCAAAACTAAATTCTTTTCCTAGCAAAATTGAATCGTAGTTTTCAAGCAACAAAGCAAAGTTTTGATACATCTTTTTATTATTACTTTTAATGCGAAGATGAATTATAATTGGGTCTTCTGCGTTAGGAGAAGTAGCAGTAACAAATGCATAATCGCGAATAATGTTCATAGCTTTACCAAACGGAATTGAATTATATGTATCCTTTAAATGATAATTATCAGAATTGGAAGTTGATATAACTGGTTTATCATCTATAGAATAAATTTCAAAATCTAATCCTCTAACTCCTTGTTTGATAATGTCTTTAAGTACACAAGTATTAACAAAATCATTTGTATAGGAACCTCCACTACAACAATTATATGCCGTTTTAATATAATAATCTCTAAATAAATATCCACAATTAGGATCACTTTCATTGATAGATCGAATTTTTCCATTAATTTGAGAATAAAGAGTATCCATGGATTGGCATTCATATGAGGATAAATTGCTCATATAATAATAATAAATTATTACTATAACAATAATAGAAATTATAAGTATAACTAGAATAAGCGTCATTGTTTTTTCATTCATATTTTGAATTGAATCTATCATTTGCTGGGGAGACATAACAGAATTATCCATTATATAATATATAAGTTTTTAAAATATTAAATTATAATCAAATAAAGTTAAGAATTATTTATTTCTACTTTAATAATAAGAATGGCGGGCGGATTAATGAATCTAGTTTCTGCAGGACAACAAAATGTAATATTAAATGGAAACCCTAAAAAAACATTTTTCAAGTCTACTTTTAAACGTTATACAAATTTTGGACTACAAAAATTTCGCATCGATTATGAAGGTTCAAAGACTTTAAGATTAACCGAACCTTCCCATTTTACATTCAAAATACCAAGGTATGCCGACTTATTAATGGATACTTATATATCGGTTACATTACCTAACATTTGGAGTCCAATTTTCCCCCCTAGGGATCGTAGTGAATTGTCTGATGACCTAGGAATAAATGATGTGGGAAGATGGGCACCATATGAATTTAAATGGATAGAAAACTTAGGTGCTAAAATGATTAGCAAAATTTCAATTGTTTGTGGTAATTACACATTACAGGAATTTTCAGGAGATTACTTATTAGCTGCAGTACAGCGTGATTTTAATGATACGAAAAAACAATTATTTGATAAAATGATTGGCAACGTACCGGAGTTAACGGATCCCGGCAACGCTCCTCCGAGAGTAAACACATACCCGAATGCTTTTTTTGATTTAACACCCGCTGGTCCTGAACCAAGTATTCGAGGCCGAATTTTATATATTCCAATAAATAGTTGGTTCAGTCTTAAATCGCAGATGGCTTTCCCTTTGACATCTCTCCAATATAACGAACTACAGATAAATATAACTTTTCGCCCTATTAATGAATTATTTTTAATTCGGGATGTTTTTGACTCCATCAACAATTACCCATACATAGCTCCCAACTTCAACGCATTTTATATGCAATTTCACCGATTTTTGCACCCTCCCCCAAGTCTTGATCTGGGTATTGATGCTTATCAAGACCGAAGGGCTATATGGGATACTGATATTCACTTAAATTGTACCTATTGTTTTTTGTCTAATGACGAAGAAAGAGTTTTTGCTTTACAAGAGCAAAAATATTTGATAAAACAAGTACATGAAAAAATCTTTTATAATGTTACTGGGCCAAATAAAGTTGAACTCGACTCCATTGGTATGGTTTCTAGTTACTTGTTTTATTTTCAAAGAAGTGATGTGTTTTTAAGAAACGAATGGTCAAATTATACAAACTGGCCTTATAACTACTTACCACGTGACGTAATAATTGCACCAACTCGAGGAGAATTTCCTGTAATTAGAACTGAAAATGGTCAACAAAAAGAAGTAAAGATTGGTCCTGGAGTAAATACTGATGGTACTTTAACTGGATGGATGATAACCGATCATTATTCTCCTGAGAACGAAAGAAATATATTGGTTGATATGGGAATTTTGTTAGATGGATCCTATAGGGAGAATATGCAAGTCGGTGGTGTTTACAACTTTATTGAAAAATATACTCGCACCTCAGGAAATGCACCAGATGGGTTATATTGCTATAATTTCTGTCTAAATACTTCTCCTTTTGATCTCCAGCCGTCTGGGGCAATAAATATGAATAGATTTACAACCATAGAGTTGGAGTTTAATACAATTGTTCCTCCTTTGGACCCATTGGCTCAGTCATTAACAATTTGTGATCCGGAAAGTGGCAACATAATTGGAGTCAATAAACCCACCTGGAGAATCTTTGACTATAACTATAATTTGTATTTTTTTGAAGAAAGAATAAACGAAGTTCACTTTATCGGAGGAAATTGTGGTCTTATGTATGCAACCTAATAGTTTTATTTATAATTCGAATATTTTATTTATAAATAAAAAAATTAATATTTACGAGAGCGTTTTGAGTATCTAGTAGCTCGTTTTTTTCTACAATAGGTTCTTTTGGATCCTGACGCAACCTTGCATTGTTTAATTTTTTTGCATCGATTGGGATTTCGGACACTTTTACCACGACAAAGAGATCGTTTTCCAACTTTTCGATAGATTTTTCTAGTGGCCGCAGAAGGCATGCTATTATATTATATATGAAGAAAATATTTATTTATAGTTGGGATTCCATCCATTTTTTCCATTAATAAATTCAAAGACAAAAGGATCATCTGGCTCATCTGGAGATTTAACATAAGCATGTCCAAAATCTATAATCCATATATTTTCATTTTTATCTATCAAAAAGTTATATCCAGTTATATCCGGATACATAATGCCACCATTATATAATTTTTTAACTAATTTTCTAATTTTTGAATATATATAGTCGGGTGTTTTTTCATCTTCTTCACCGAAATAGTCGGCAACATTACTATAATTTAATTTTGAAATAAATAATGTTTTATTTCCTTCATTATAAGAAATTATTCTTGGAGTTTTTACTCCTATAGATTTATCTGCCAATACCGCCAAGGCAAATTCGTTATATTCAACATTTTTCTTAATAAATACATTATCCATCTTTTATCATTTTCATATCAATTAAACAATTTAATCATTCAATTTTATTTTAAATAATTAATCCTCTTTCTCTTTTTTTGTGTCCTTTTCTTTTTCCCTCCCTTAGCCCTTGGACCATATTTTTCTTGACTTGAAGATAACATTATAAAATGATCTGTTTGATAGGGATTTCCAATTGTCATTAAACGAATAAATTTATATGCAAATTTTTTGCAAAAATTTCCCATTTTCATTATTTTAACTCTTTTTGCTGCAAAAACAGCTTCAGTTGTAAAAGAATTATCTATATCATCCTCTGAACAACCCTTAATATAACCCAATACTTTATAACATATTTCTTGTAATTGTTTAAGAACTGAATCTTGTTTATTTGCCTGAATTACGCTATCACTTTGAAGACTTCTGTGGGTTGCTACTCCAAATGGGGCAAAGGGTTGAATAAGTATACAATTATCTTGGCTTACTCCATGCATTATATTCCCCGGTAAATCATCTACAATAAAGGTATTAAATTTATTAAATTGAGAAAATTGAGAATAAATTTGTTCAAGATCTTTTGGTAATCCATTTGGAGATTCAACCATTTGTTCTGAACCCCAAGTGAAAAGGAAAAAATTTTGATCTAGATGAAATTCTCTAATTAATAAGCTTGCAATGCATTCACTATATTTTTGCTCAGCGTAAGTCCATAAACCAACTTTAATATGTAGATTTGATGAAAAATATTGAAATAATTCCTTTAAATATGGTCTTAGAAGGATAACATGATTCCCATCTTCAACCGAAGAAAAATTTTTATGAACATGAGGATTTTTGTCCCATACTTCCCTATATTTACCATTAATAAAATGTATTAATGTTTCATCTATATCAAAAACAACACATAAAGATTTCCTTGGATCAGACATATATAAATAAATATAAATAATTTTTTATATAAATATATTTTATGGACTTTACCGAAAATAATATATTTTCTCCAAATTTATATAGACAGAAACAAAAAAATAGGTATTTTAATATTAAAAAAAATTATAATAATTATAATATAAATAAAAAAAAAATAACGA